CATCCCCATTTTAATTTCTGATAATTCATCTGATAATTGAATATATTGTATATTTTTCCCCGTTATTATCGATTTGAATTGTTCAACTTTTTTAATACAAGGTCCAGCATATGAATAAGTTGTTCCAGTCAACAATGTTTTTTTTTCGTGCGTTTCAACAAATTCAATATTTTCAGAGGTTCCGTGAAATACATCAATATCATTAAAATAATTATTACCTGTAAATGCACATAAAGTTGAACTTCCTCCAATTACACATTGAAAATTTTTAATAAAATCCCAAAATATTTCAATCCAATTTGAATTTTCTTGATTTAAAAAATGTAAAAAAATTTTTTTAAATTTTTTAAACATTGTCTGTTTAAGATTGCATTTTTTATAAGCATATTGATCAATACGAGATAAACATAACCAATCTTGAGGGGTTAAAAAAGGTTCTAAACATTGAAAATGAAAGTCCATAAATTTAAAACATTTATGATTTGCGTTCATTTTTTGTTTGTTTTCAATTTTGATTTCTTTATATGTTGGGATTTGATTGTAACTTGATAATACTTTAACGTGCACGTGCGTATTATGTTTATGTTTTTTTTTACAAATTGACAATAATTTAATGTGCGTATAAATAACCATATAAAATATTAAAAAGATACAATCTAAATAAATAAAAAATGTGGTGGGAAATTTTATTATTTGTATTTGGATTTTTAGGAGGTCATGTTGTTTCACAATGGCTAAGTTTTAAATATAGTGTTTTTTTATGGGCAAATCGAGCCATAATATTGTTTATAATTTATAAACTCAGACAATTAAAAATAAGTTATAAAAAATTAATTTACTATATTAAGAGAAGAATTTTAGGAGAAAAAGAAAGTTTTCAACATGAAAACCATCATCATCATCATCGCCACCATCAGCAAAATACAAAATTTAATATTGAAAGTCTTTTTAAGATGCTTTTTGATAATTTAAATTTGAATAATACACCTTTTAATATTCTTCCAACAAGTTATTCTCCAAAATCATTTCCTCATAATAATAATAATAATAATAATTTACACAACTCACATAACGATTCTCATTCTCTTGATATTCTTGAATCTGGAAATCAACAACAACATAATGACCAATCAGATACTAAAGATACTTCAATGAAACAAAGAAGAAAACCATTACAAAAACCATCTGACCATTTAGTAAATGATGAAGAATAAAATACATTAATTTTTTACTATGTAATAATCGTTATAGTGTGTAATAATACTTTTGATTAAAATAAAATATGTTTTTACTACGTAATAATACTTTTGATTAAAATAAAAATCTAATTAAAAAAAAATAAAAAACTCAAACAAGTATAGTTACATAACAACAATGTTGGTTAGAATTGAAGTAAGATTGTATAGAAATCCTGAAGGATCAGATAATTTATTTTTTTGTAATGATCCACCATGCCGGTTATTTTCATCCAAACAAATTAACATGGAACTAAAACAACTTGAAACCCAATTTAAAAGAAGAGTTTCTAATAAAAAAAATAAAAATAATATGAAAAAATATCAAATTACAATGTTTGGGAAAGGATCGGAATATGTTTTTATGTGGTACGATGTTTCGAGGGGGAAGGAAGTTACCTCAGAAATGGCTCCAAAATACAATAAACAGGTATTAAATTACCTATCTAAAAATCAAGGAAAACTATTATCAGAAGATGAGAAAAAGCATGTAAGATATTGGTATCATAATAATTGTAACTATTGTATGTGTGAAGATTTTGAAAATTTTGATAATGATAGCAATAGCAATAACAATACAACATCTGCTGCCATTACCGATACCACTACTATCGACACTACAACTACATCTGATCACATCAAACACTGTGATCTGGATACCATGATGATAAAGGCAATTGAAGATTCTGATTATGTTGATAATAAAAAAACACCCACTACCACCACCACACCCGTCACTAACAATCTAAATATTATGATGGAAAAAGAATGGAAAGAAGAGTTTGGACACCTCCCAGAAGATTCTAATGACAATACAATTTCTGATGACGATAAATTATGGAAAAATTTACATCCTTTCAAGTATGATTTTATTACACCTCAAGTTGAACCAGTAACAGATCGATGTGTTTGTGTCCGCGATGCAACTTTTTTTTTAAAATTTGAATTATAAAAAAAAATCACCCCGTTTCATATTAATTACGTAGTATAAAAAAACAAATCATAAAAAAATAGAATCAAAATTTTACACTCAATGTCTAAACCCACAACCGAAGAAATAAAAAAAGTCCAATATTCAGATAAAAATGTTCTTGTGGACAAGAAGTAGAAATGGAAACCAAATACCTTTACAAAATTAAAAAAATGTCCACAATGTTCACAAAAACAACACATCAATACTCTTAAAAAAGTTATGAGTTCATCTACTGTAAGAGAAAAAGTAAAAAAAACACATTTATGAAGAATTATGGTGTTGATAATTCCATGAAAAAATATGGAGTTGACAACGAGTTGAAAAATAAAGAAATTCGAGAAAAAGTTAAAAATACCAAAATAAAATTATTTGGTTCCGAACATGTAACCCAAAATGAAGATGTCAAGGAAAAAGGACGTGAGACCAGCATGGTTAAATATGGAGTTGACCATCCAATGAAAAATAAGCATCAAGCATCAAGCATCAAGCGTCATACAAACGCAAACCTTACACGTTTCCTTCTGGTCGTATTGAACAAGTTCAAGGTTATGAATCCTTTTGTATTGGCGATTTATTATTTTAAAGAAAAAAATTGATGAAAAAGATATTATTTGCGATATCGAATGCGTTCCATGTATAGATTACATCTGGAAAAATAAATCAAGAAAAAAAAATAAAAGTCTGTAAATTATTAGGTTTTAATGTCGAAACACATATCTATAACCATAAAAAGATATATACATTACTGTAAAAAAAAATTCTACTCTTTTGGTCAAACGAGTTGTATAAAAAAAAATTAATTTTAATAAATAAAAAACTTTACCCTTTCACTTAAAACCCTATAAAAAAACATGAGTCAAACTTCGAGTAGTGCAACTTGTAGCGGAGCATCAGCAGGAGGTACTTTAACAGAGTTGATTGCCTTGGGAGCCGCAGATCAATATTTGACTGCTAACCCTACTATTACTTTTTTCCGTTTCCGTTACAACAAACATACTAACTATGCTGCAGAAGCCATCGAACAACCATTCAATTCGCAAGTTTCTTTTGGTGCTGATTGTCAAGTTACATTGAACAGAACTGGAGATTTGATTTACTTTATGTACGTTGTGATTGATCTTCCAGCCATTAAAGCCGTAGAAAATACTCAAGGAGTGTGTGGTATTGGATCTCCACAATTTCCATGTGCCAGTGCTTGTGATCCCTGTGGTGATGGTGAAGCCCCCAGCAATTGCAATAACTGCTGCCCAGTGGCTTCATCTGCTCAACAAGATGATTTTAATCTTGATTTTGAAACTTTTGATCAATTTGATACTTGCACTGGATTACCAACTCCATGGGCTCACTGGACTAACGCTATTGGTCAATTTTTGATTCAACGTGCTTGTTTAGTTATCGGTGGACAAGTCGTCAGTGTCTTGTTTGCTGATTTCTTGTTCATGTGGGAAGAGTTGGCTGGAAAACCTGGTAAACGTTTAACTGAAATGGTTGGTAAACGTTTTACTCGTGCTCAATTGGTGGCTGATTCAAAAGAAGATCGCCGATTGTATGTTCCTCTTCCTTTCTGGTTCACCAAAACCTCTGGTAATGCTTTACCTTTAGTTTCTCTTCAATTCCACGGTGTTCAAATTCACGTTATGTTTGCTGATCTTGTTGATTGTATTCAAGTCAGTGCCTGTGATGTGTTGGTTTTGAAATGTAATAGTTGCCAACCCCTCAACCAAAACGATCTTAATGCACGTTTATTGACTACTTATATCTACTTGGATATCCATGAGCGTGATCGTTTTGCCACTGGTTCTTTTGAACAATTGATTGATCAAGTTCAATATTTCAATGTCGTAAGTGCTCAACCTCAAGTACGTATGAATTTGAATTTCAATCACCCTATTATTGAATTAATATGGGCTGTCAAACGCCAATGCCAAATGAACGCTAACAACTGGTTCAATTATAGTGGTAAATGGGGTCGCGATCCAGTCAAGTTTGTTCACTTGCGATTGAACAACTTGCCTCGTTTCTCGGCTAAAGAAGGGCGATATTTCCGATTGGTTGAACCTTACCAATATCACACTTTGATTCCTGAATCTTTCACTTATTGCTTCAGTTTCGCCCTTTTCCCCGAGGAACCTCAACCTTCTGGTTCTATGAACGCCTCACGTATTGATAACGTTGAGTTGATTCTCGAACTTCAAGATGAATTAGCCGCCGAACAAGTACAAATTGTCGTGTTTGGCCGCAATTGGAATATCTTCCGTTATCGTGAAGGTCTAAACTTTGATGAATACGAATTATTTGTATTCTTCATCACCTGGACCGAAAAGCAACCTGCCCTGTGCAAGATGGAATGCACGGGGGTCACAACAGTTGTCACTTCATCCTCAGTTATGTGCAGTTGCTAGTGGTGGAAAGTGCTATGTGCTTTCTTCTGCAACATTCTCAAATTGCTCGGGAAGTTCCTTAGAGTCTTTGACTACTACCGGTTGGATGAAAATCCTCTCCGGGACCACGGTAATTGTAATGCCGTTCCCAACAGTAAAAAGGTCAAGAATTGGAAAATCCGCAGCCAAGTGCTACAGGGGGTATGTAAATACTCCCATGCATGCAGTTCAGAGGCCAAATGTGAGTGGGTTGGAAAAAAAAAAGTAAAAAAATTTTTCCGGCTTAAGATATGGTCCTTCACTAGTTGAAAGGCTAGTGTGTCCAAAGTGGTGGACAAGCATTCAGTAACTAAACATTGTTGCTGTGTTTTTTTGAAATATTTTGCATATTTATTATAATAAAAAAAAATAAAAAAATAAAAAAATACTTTGCGTAGTAAAAATTTTTATGTATGTTAAAACATTGCTGAAGAGGATGATGAAGAAAATATATATTGAAAACGTTGAAAACCATGTTAAAATAAAAATAATCGAATAGCGCATTATTAAAAGTTTATTGTTTTTTTTAAGTTTAACTGGTGCATATTACCACTATTTTTATATCCCATTTTTCGAATCATTGTGCGAAAAATATATTTGTTTATAGGTACGATATTAGTGGGATTTTTTTGTGGATTTTTATTATAATATTTAAATAATTCATAAACTTTATCAATACTGGGTTCTTTTTCAATTATATTTTTTTGTTCTTGCCAAAATTGTCGAGTTTGTTCACGTTGAAATTTTATCTTGTCCATGTTTTTCTTTTTCTTTTTTTTTAACATATTTTTTTTTAATAACGTAAAATAACTAAAAATAACGACAATAAATTTTTTAAGGCTTTTTTTGTTATTAAAAAATATCGGCAATCAACATAAAAAATATAAATAAAACAAAATAATATATTACAACACAATAATATAATAATTTTTAAAATTTAATATGTTTAACGTTTAGGACCATCAACATTAAAAAAAATATAAAACAACAACAACAACAAAGGATATAATTTCAGAATTTAACATAAATAAAACTCCATTTGTTCATTTTAAATTATATGGACAACAACTTAAAGAAGAAACGAAAATTCCTTATAAAGAATATCAATTGACAGCATTATTTGAAGTTATATTAACAGATCCACCAAATTCAAAATCCGAATGTTTTAAATTGATAAAAGAAAATATTCCTTCAGATTCGTGTATTATATATTCAAATAGAAATATTCCTTACGAGTGTAAAATGGAATTTAATAAAATTCAAACAACTATTGCCAATAATAAATTTTATTTAATTTGTAAAATATCTGCTTTTGTATGTTAAAAAAATGACATTGGAACATTTATTATTTCACTTTACATGGATCATTCATATACTTTTTTGAATGTATTATTTTAATTTCACTATTTTTACCATTTGTTTGTATGTTATATATTTTACCTTTTCATATTTTGTTGATGGTCATGAAAAGAAAAAATGGGAACATTATTATCAACAGTCTCATATTTCAGAAATCACCTCGCTATCTCCGCAAGGTATGTTATTATATCTTTTTACAACAATATTACCCTTTTCATCTGCTTCTTGATTTACCTAAAATTTAAAAATCTAAAAAATACCTTGCTTTATGTGAGTTTTTACATAAAATCAATCATTAACCTTTCAAACCAAACCAAATTAAGATCAGTATATTGATCTTCCTCTCTTTTGTAAGATCGAACAACAAACTCTGCCATACCCACACTATTAACACCAGAAACAGAATTACATCAAAAAAAAACACATAACTCGCCTAACTCATCATGCAATTCCAATTTTAAATCAACAACTCAAAATTTTTTTCTTGTTATTGGCTTCATGTTATTATTATTCGCACTCAAAACCAAACCCAAACCCCCAAATAAAACCATTCAATCTTTATGGTTTAGCATTTTTATAATAATTTTATCAATACACAATTTTTTCCCTATTGATGATTGTAAATTTATTATTTTTTTATTATACAAAAATATCAGTATGTCATGTCCGATTTATTGAATAGACGATGTATTCATTA